ATATTAAAAGAAAAAGCAACTTTAATAATTGGCGAGTAATGAGTGATATTGGTAAAGAAATACAAAAAATAGATAAAATGCTACAAAATGAGCATTTGCCCGAAGATTTAAGAGCATCTTTGGAAAAGAAAAAACACGCATTGTCTAAACAAAAAGAGATATTGAAATGATAAAATGTAAAGAGTTAAACAAAGAGTTTGCAACAGAAAAGGAACTCTTTACCGCTTTAAAAGAAAATGAGGCGTTAATCTTTGCTCAAAAGAAAATGGAATGCAAAAGTATCGATAAAGGCAATGCTATTGTGTTAAACCAAGTTGAGCTATGTAAAAACTTTGAAGCAGATACCGAAAAGGCTTTTAAAACAGATGACGACCATTATTATATCGTTGTAAATTCTGCAAACTATTTAGACAGCCACAAAGATGTACACGTTTCAGGTAATTGGGATAAAACTGTAAATGACCAACAAGGAAAGGTTTATTTATTGTGGGGTCACGAGTTTGGTATTACTGATAATATATTAGCGTTCCCGAATGATATTGAAATGTTTACCGCCAACATAAAATGGTCTGCGCTTGGCAAAAGTTATGCTGGTAGTACTTACTCGTTAATCTACAAAATAAAAAAAGATGCTATTCAAAACAAAAAAGTAAAAGAGTGGTTAGACAACGGACAACCATTACAAGCATCTGTAAGAATGATTTATGTAAAATTATTATCAGCATTTAATACAGATGACAAAGATTTTGCAGAACAAAAAGCAGTATTTGATAAGTATTACCCATTAATTGCCAACAAAGAAGAATTTGAAGAAATAAGATATTTTTGGGTAGTAAAAGAAGCGCAAAATAAAGCCGAAAGTAGTTTATTGCCCTATGGTAGCAATTCTGCAACAGGGCGAATAGAAACCAAAGAAGATATAGAAATTGAAGCCGTTAATGACACTTCAAGCGAAATACCCGAGCCGTCAATAGACACTCAAACCGAGCAAAAAAGTAAAGTAATAATTTTTTAAATTAAAAGTAAAAATGGATTTTAAATTTAAAACACAGGAAGAACTCAAAATAATGAGTGATGCCGAAGTAACTAATTACCAAGCCGATTTAGAGGCTTACAGAGTTACACAAATGAAAGACACGGTTACAACCGAAGTAAAAGAGGCTTTAAACAAAGCACAAGAAACGTTAAAGAACTTCTTAATTGATGAGGTAACTAATCAAATGGCAGAAAAAACAAATCAAACCAAAAACGAAACCCGATTTGTACAAGAAATGCTTAAAAATGTAGAGGAATTTGACACAAAAGACAGCAACTACCGTTCAAACATCACAATCAAAGCTCCTGACTATATGGGAACTGCAAACGTTCAAAACAGTGTAGCTGGTGGATATTCTCCTTTATTTGGAAACTACATTGATGCCGAAGTTGGTCACACACCAAAACCCGAGCTATGTATTTTGCCGTTAATCAATTTAAAAACACAGCCAAACACAGAAGTAATATATCATACTTCAAGATATAATGAAAATGGCGATGCTGTATTTTTAAACGAGGGAGGTTTAAAACCAATCGTAAAAGCAGAATGGATTACAGACCAAACAAACGCAAAAGAAGTAGCTTTACGCTGGAAGTTTACAAAAAGATTAATGAAACACGCTCCAAGTGTAGTGTCTGATTTTGCAGAACACGCAGTTGAATTAATGGAGTTGAAAATGGACGATGGTGCTTTGTCAGGCGACGGTATTGGAGCAAATATGTTGGGTATTACAGCCCCAGCAGTATCTTCTGCATTTATACCGCCCGTACAATTAGCTAACCAAGTTGCAATGCCAAATATCTACGATGCTATTATAGCTATTGCTTCGCAAATTGGACTATTGAACTTCAAAGGCAATTTGACCGCTGTACTAAACACTGTTTGGGAAGCTAAAATGAAAACATTGAAAAATATAGATGGCGACTATATCATCCCGCCATTTGTTACACCAAGTGGAGATATGGTAGGTTCTGTAACTGTAAAATTCAGCAATAGAATTTTAGATACACATATATTAGTTGGAGATTTAAGAAAATTCAATGTAGTTATCTGTGATGAAATCGAGTATGATGAGGGGTATGAAAATGACGATTTTAGCAGAAACCTTGTTAGTAAAAAATTAGAAGCATTTATTGCCTCTTACATCAAAAGAGCAGATATCGGGTCTATCGTTTATGACGAAATAGATGTAGTATTGACCGCTATTGAATTACCATAATCATTAATATTATAAGATATGTCAAAAGTAGAAAAAACCGTAGAAAAATTTGATGCTGTTTCGATGTTAAAAGAAAACGGAACAAAGAAAACAGTAGTTAAATTAACCGAGAGAAAAAAAGTGAGAATAATTAAAGATACATACAATTTAAAAGTTGGTAGAATAGTAACACCTCACATAGTAGTATCCGATGCCTTTATTAAACAAGGTATAGCAGAAGAAGTAAAAGAATAAAACATTTTTGAGTTATGTTAATAAAAGCAACTGATTTTAAAGGAGAAGTATTTGTAAGTAGCACATTGGAGGAATTTGGCAATGCTAATGAATTACAGTACTACATAGACAAGTACGCTTCGCAGTTGCTTTTATTTACTCTTGGCAAAACGCTTTTTGATGAATTGAAATTACAGCTCGATGTTAATGGCGACTTGTTGCCAACTGCACCACAAGAGTGGGTAGATTTTGTTGCAAAAGCAAAACAACCGCTATTGTTTTATGTTTTTTGGTACTATTACCAAAATGGAAATGTACAAATAAAACTAAACATAAAAAACGCAACAATATTGAGTTCACGACCTACATTAGCTTATGTATGGAATGAATTTATTAGACTTTACCAATCAAACTGCGAGCATATACACCCGTTTATATCTATGAGCGAGTGGGGTATATTTGTAGATTATTTTGGAACAAATAATGAAGAAATAGATGAGGTAAGTCTTATACAATTCGTGCGTGATACATTCGATTTTCACGAAAGCAAGTTGTTTAGAACGAGTGCAAACACAAATAGGCTTGGTATATGATAACGATAGGAATGCTTTTAAGAAATGAGTTCGCTGATGTAACATTTAATGATGAGCCAATCAATACAGATTTTGGTACTCAAAAAATGTTAATAGAGTGGATAAAAGACAAAGACCGTTCTAATCAAAAGAAATACCCTTTATTGTGGTTTGTTATAGATAGTTATAACGACATTAACGACCAGTACGAGGCAAAAGTGAAGTTTATATTGTTTTACCAAAGCAAGTACCACTTTAAAAATAAAGATAGGTTTGAGTTGGTTTACAACAAAACATTAAACCCACTTTATGAAATCGTAAAAGAGAAATTAATATCGTCAAGAAACATAAACATTATGGGCTTGCAAAATCAAGTTTTTAAAAACATCGTTGATGCCGATAATTATGGCGTTAATTTCGATACATTGACAATCAAACGTCAGGAACACGATTTTAGCAGAGAAGCTGAGAGAGGAAAACAAAGCATAGCGCAAGAAGTTTTAGATGCAAAAATTTTTGAATTAACAATTAAAATCAATAAAAAATTATGTTAAACACATATATTACAGCCTGTGTATTAGAGTCAATAACAGGTATTGCAGTTGCCGACTGCGATTTAAAGAGTTTAGGCGATACAATGGGTATATCTTTATTATCAAAAGATGTATCTTTTTTGAAAACATTAACCAACGCCGAGTTTAAAACAAATTGGGAAAACTATGTAAGCGATGGTAAAATTGTGCCTTTAAAACAAGTTTTCGATTTTACACAAAACACAGGCGAAAATGAGGTTGCTACTTCAAGTTTAGGAATTAAAACTAAAATTAGAGAAGCAAAAGCAGATTTTACGTTTAGATATGACCGTTCGCATTGTTTTGATAATCAATTATCAAAATTAATGAATAAAGAATGGGATATTGTTTTGCATATGTCAAAAGGTCTTTTAATGACAACTAACGAGGCTGGAACAGTATTAAAAGGATTTGATGTATCATATAGCGATAAATCAACGTTCAAACTACAACAAGGAACAGACCCTCAAAGTTCGTCTGTAATGATACAATTCTCTCCTATGGGTACAGAAGAATTTAATTACAGAAAAGTAGTCATTGACACAGTTGCATTAGGATTTAACCCGTTTAATTTGAATGGACTTGTACAGTTGGATTTGAGTTTTTATATTGCTCCAATAGTAGGGGCTGTAAAATTAACAATAAAAGTTTTAAATGCTTGTAGCGGTAACCCTGTTCCTGGTATTGCTGATGCTGGATATTGGGGTTTAATTTCAAGTGAAGCAAACACTATAACGGGTACACCAACAGATGAAGGTGGTGGAATATATGCTATTGACTTAACCACACCATTGGTTTTAAACGAAACTGTAAGAGCGTATCTCACAGATGGCACATACAATAGTATTACAACCCCTTTGGGTGTCAAGTACACAGGTAGTACACCTACCGTAAAAACAGTATAAAAACTGAAAATAAGGGCGGTGTTAAAAACCGCCTTTTTTTATATTATGATACAAAATAGCTACGAACATATCGCTTTTAAGGTAAGTGCTGGCGAGATTGAAACTTTTTTTTATAATGAGTTTGAAATGATATTCCCATTAATAAAGAAATCTATAAAAGAACGTTGGAAAACAGGACAAAAACCTGACGGCAGTAGAATAGGTTTATACTCGTGGTATAGCTACTCTTTATTTAAAGAAGAAAAAAACCCTTTGGCTGGTTTTGGCGTTGTGGATTTGACCTTAACAGGAAGTTTAGGAGATAAACTTACATTTGGCTTATTATCGGAAAATGAATATTTAATATTCTCAACAGATGAAAAATATAGAGATATAGTAAACAAGTATGGCGAGTACAACTTCAATATAACCGATAAAGAGCGAGATAATATAGTAGCAGAAATAACAAAAAAAGTAGTAAACGAAATCATTAAAATAGCATATTATGAGTAAATGTTTCACTTGTGGGCAAAATATGCCACAAACCACAAAGCAAAGAATAGAGCAATACAAAAAACTTGCAGAAGTTACAGGAAAAAACTATGTGTATTTTGAAACTGAAAATGGTAATATAGGAATATCACAAGCCAGCGGATTTGTGCCAAAAGAAGGTAAAGAGTTTGCATTAGTAACAGAATTTAACCCGAATAAAAATGACAACAAAGCAAGAAAACCTACAAAACAAATACCAGTCGTTGGAAACGTTCCCGTTAGTGGAGTGGTGGAAACTCCTAAACAAGGAAATAGAACTAAAAGAAGTAAGCCAAGAAAAACTAAATGATTTATACGATGAGTATTTTGAGCGTATGAATAACTCAAAAGCAAAGTTTATGCTACGTGAAAGTATGGCTTTGGATAGAGAGTTTTATAAAATGAATTTGATAGTTGAGTACATCAAAAATTATAATTCACTTTTAAAAATACCTGAAATCAAAATACAAGAAGAACTGAAAGCGCAGTTTTTAGATAGTTTAAAGCAGTTGTTCCCATTGGTTAAATTAAGCGTATTTTCTACATTAGAAGAAATAAGCCAAACATTGATATTGCTTTACAACGGACAAAACGAGATAATACAAGAAAAACAAAAAGAAAACAACGAAAACGAAAAAACCAATATTTATAAGATAGTCGCTAATATTAGCGTATCTTTAAATTTAAAGTTAAACCCAACAGAATTAAGTGTGGCCGAGTTTATCGAATATTATAAAATAGCAGAAGAAAATGGCAAGTAATGTTATAGATATTAAAAAAGAAGTATCGGAGTTAGTCGAACTTTGGAGCAAACAAAATCAACTTTTGAAAGAGGCTTC